GACATGACGCTCAAGATGTATACGCAACCCACGTTGCAGCTTGACCAACTCATGCTAGTTAATGCCATCGCAGAGGAGAAAGAAAAACGTGAATCACTCTTACAAAAACTTGGCGTGGATGAGGCTGCGCTTGCATCGAATCCAAAATTTGCGGCGCTACTCGAATCCTTGGGAGCTGCACCGCCCTATAAAACCAGTAAGACAACCGGCAAACGAACACTTGCGCTTGCTAAAAACGACGCCCACTTCCAAGCGCTACTCAACGGGGAGCACGAAGAGGTTGCCCTTCTATGCGAAGCTCGCTTGGCGGTTAAGTCTACGACCGAAAGAACGCGTGCACAACGGTTTCTGGAGATCGCTAAGAGAGGCCGCTTACCAGTTCCACTCTCTTACTACGGAGCACTATCGGGCCGTTGGACGGCAAGCAAGGGCAGTGCCATTAACATGCAGAACCTCAAGCGGGGCAGCTTCTTACGCAAAGCAATTATGGCTCCCGAGGGCCACCACCTCGTCGTCGGAGATCTGTCGCAAATTGAACCGCGAGTACTCGCGTGGCTCTCGGATTACAGCGACATGCTTGACATCTTCCGCGCTGGGGGTGACCCTTATGCAGCGTTCGGCGCTCAAATGTTCAACATTCCGGGGCTTACCAAAGATACACATCCTGACCTACGCCAGTCTGCTAAGTCAGCGCTTCTCGGTTGCGGCTACGGCTTGGGCTGGTCGTCTTTTGCGTCGCAACTTCTTGTCGGCTTCTTGGGCGCACCGCCGCAAAGGTACACCAAAGAGTTCGCGAAGAAGCTTGGGGTGGATGCCGAGTACTTAGAGCGGTTCACAGACTGGGAAGACAACATCGTCAAGATGATGGAGATACCGCACACCTGCTCCGAGCAAGAGCTGCTCGTCCACTGCGTTGCGGCCAAGAAAATCATCGACATCTACCGCTCAACCGCGCATCCTGTGGCGTCCTTCTGGGAGATGTGTAATGGCCTGATCGTCTCAGCGCTGGCTGGTGGACGCGTGTACAAACATAAGTGTTTGACATTTCGCAAAGGTGAAATAGAATTACCCAATGGAATGAAGTTGTTGTATCCTAATCTGCGACAAGAGAAGGACGACCGAGGTAGGAGCCAGTGGGTATACGGGCCAGACGCTACCAAGTTGTACGCAGGTAAGATTACAAACAACGTGACGCAAGCGGTAGCCCGCATTGTGATGACTGACGGAATGCTGCGTGTGACGAAGAGATATCACATCGCAGGGACGGTGCACGACGAGCTGATCGCTGTTGTGCCGGACGCAGAGGTTGCAGAAGCTAAGACTTGGGTCTTAGCTCAAATGACTATGGAGCCGCGGTATATGCCGGGGATTCCACTAGACGCTGACGGTGGCGCGCACCGTAGGTATGGGTTAGCTAAGAACTAAGGAGAAGCATGAAAGTAATGACACCACTGCCCAAGCTCATTCGTATAGGGCAGCGCAGGTATTCGATCGAAGTCGTTGAGGCAATGCTCGAGAAGTGTTGGCAAGGCTGTGTTGACTACACGGCTGGCCGCATCAGGGTTGCTCGCAAGAGTAATGTCTCGGGGCGTAGCTTCACCGATCATGAGATGCAGGATACCTTCTGGCATGAGACCACTCACGCCATACTGCACGACATGGGTAGCCCCCTGTATAAGAATGAGAAATTTGTATCGGCTTTCGCAAGTCGATTAGCTAAAGCTATTAAATCAGCGAGGTTCTAATGAAGCCAGTATCGTGGAGCCACTCGGCTCTCAAGGATTACGAAGGTTGTCCCAAACGCTATCAAGAAGTCAGGGTCTTAAAGAACTACCCGTTCCAAGAGACCGAGGCTACCCGATACGGAACTGAACTGCATAAAGCCGCCGAGGACTATGTGCGCGATGGAACGCCCCTACCGGGACAGTTCGAGTTCATCAAGCCTACCCTTGACGCTCTCATTGCCAAGCCCGGACGCAAGCTAGTCGAGCACAAGATGGCGCTGACCAGTCGGTTGGAGCCTTGTGACTGGATGGACTCCCGCGTTTGGGTGCGTGGCATAGCCGACTTAATCATCGTGGACGATGAGAACCTGACAGCTTGGATCGTTGACTACAAGACCGGCAACAACAAATACCCAGACCGCGAGCAACTCAAGCTCATGGCGATGATGGTGTTCAAGCACATGCCGCACATCCGCAAAGTCAAAGCCGCGTTACTCTTTGTTGTCAAGAACGATATGGTTAAGTACAGTATGTCTGTGGACGAGGCCGAGCCTGCATGGTGGGAATACCGTGAGCGTGTCGGTCGCATCGACCAAGCGCTGGCCGCAGATGTGTGGAACCCCAAGCCCTCGCCCCTATGTCCGTGGTGTCCTGTCACCACATGTTCGAGTCACCCTAAACACTAAGGAAACATCATGAGCCTTCTCGCTAACGAAGAATTTAGTTACAACAACTCTAGCCTTTGCCACGTGTGCCACAAGCCCGTGGACTTAGCCGACACCGCCGTTCAACATGACGGGACGGTATCAATCAGAGACCGCGAAACCTACGGCCACATACTCATGCACACGCCCTGCGCGGCTATCTTAGGTATGCGGCTCTTGCATGATGTGATGCGAGACAGAAGTCCTGAGCGAGTGGTAAACATTTTGAGCGCACACGTCAAGGAGCAAGTTTATGGCAACTAAACGCGACTATAAGAAAGAGTATCAACAGGACTTAAAGACTGGCAAGTCTGGCCCTGACTCAGATCAGCATGAGCGCCAACGCGCTCGGCGCATGTACGACAAGAAGGGTATTGATCGAAGCGGTAAAGACATCGACCACATCAAACCCCTACGCAAAGGCGGCAAGTCCACGCCGAGCAACTTGAGACTGAGAACAAAGAGCGCCAACCAAGGCGACAATAAATAAGAGAAGCAAATGCAAATCGTTGAAAACAAAGCACTACTGTTTCGCACTCGCAACCCACACAAATACAGCGTCATCCCCAAGCACCAAGTCTTCGAAGTCAACGGAGGCTATGAAGTCGCGGTCTACTGGGGGCTGGATGAGTGTCGGGTTCTGCGAAACCTAGGCGTCAAGGATGTGCCTTCGCCCATCACCAAGCGCTACAACTGGCCGGGCAAGTACAAGCCGATGGCGCACCAAATGGAGACGGCATCGTTCCTCACGATGCATCGCAAGGCCTTCGTGTTCTCCGAACCCGGCACAGGCAAGACACTCTCCGCGCTGTGGGCCGCAGACTATCTGATGTCGATTGGTAAAGTCCGGCGCTGTCTTATCCTGTGCCCGCTATCCATCATGCAGTCGGCGTGGCTAGGTGATCTGAACAACAGCATCATCCACCGCTCTGCCGTAGTCGCGCACCATGCTCAGGCTACCCGGCGCATCGAGATGGTGCAAGAGGACTACGAGTTCGTGATCGCCAACTACGATGGGTTGAACCTCATCGCGCATGAAGTTATGGCTGATGGGCGGTTCGATCTGGTGATTGTGGACGAGGCCAACGCCTACAAGAACATCACGACAAGACGATGGAAAGCGCTCAAGTCCATCCTCAAACCTGAGACGCACCTATGGATGATGACCGGCACACCTGCTTCGCAGTCGCCTGTGGATGCCTACGGCCTTGCCAAGCTCGTCAACCCCGAGGGCGTGCCGATGTTCTTCACCGGCTGGCGCGACAAGGTGATGCACAAGCTGACCATGTACAAGTGGGCGGCAAAGCCAGAGGCACAGGCGCTGGTGCATGAAGCGCTGCAACCCGCCATACGGTTTACCAAAGCGCAGTGCTTGGACTTACCGCCAGTGATGACGATGACCCGGGACGTGCCGCTGACTCCGCAGCAAGCCAAATACTACAACCTCCTCAAAGAGCGCTTGTTGGTGCAGGCTGGCGGCGAGACGATCACTGCGGTCAACGCGGCGGCGGCAGTCAGCAAGTTGCTTCAGATCAGTTGTGGTGCAGCGTACACCGAGGACAAAGAGATTGTAGAGTTCGACTCTGCACCAAGACTGAGCGTGCTTGAAGAAATCTTGGAAGAGACCAACCGCAAGGTCATTGTGTTTGCACTGTTTCGATCCATCATCGACACCGTCATTACGCACCTCACCAAAAAGGGGTACGCAACCGAGTGCATCCACGGCGACATCACACCGCCCAAACGAGCCGACATCATCCGCAGGTTCCAGAACGAGCCTGACCCCCGCGTACTCGTCATGCAGCCGCAGGCTACCGCGCACGGTATTACCTTGACTGCCGCCGATACGGTGGTGTTCTACGGCCCGCTGATGAGCGTCGAGCAGTATGTGCAGTGTATTGCCCGAGCTGACCGCAAGGGTCAGGACTCTGACAAGGTGACGGTGGTGCACATCGAGGGTTCGCCCATCGAGAAGAAGATGTTCAAAGCCTTGGTCAACAAGGTGGATGACCACGCCCTGCTAACGCAGATGTTCGATACTGAAATTAAATCTTAAAAGGAGCTATCAAAGATGCAAAACTAGTGTTAAACTGTCAAACGCTTTACAAAATTAACCCATACAGGAGAAGCAAATGGATCAAGAATCCGCAGTGCCGTTAGATAAACTAGCGCACGTTTACCGCAAAATTAGAGAGAAGATAGACGCGCTGACCAAAGAGTACGACACGCAAGTGGAGACGCTCAAGGCTCAGCAAGAAGAGATTAAGTTTGCAATGAAGGATCAGATGAAGACGATGGGCGTCAAGTCTGTGCAAACTACATACGGTACTGTCTCTTTGGTGACAAAGACTCGGTACTCCACCCAAGATTGGGATTCCTTTAAGAGGTTCGTCATCGAGCACGAAGTAGTTGACCTATTGGAAAAACGCATCGCGCAAACTAACATGGCAAACTTTCTCGAAGAAAACCCAACCCTTGTTCCCCCCGGTTTGAACTCAATGACTGAGTTCGACATCACTGTAAGAAAGCCAAGCAAATGAGTAACATCGCAATCTTTAACGGCGCAGCCGTCCCCGCCTTTGCTCGTAACAACGAGCTGTCAGACACAGCCAAAGCCCTGATGGGTGGCGGCACAGTCAACACAACCAAGCGCATCAGCATCAAGGGTGGTGTGTTCCGCCTGATGGCTGGCGGTAAAGAAGTGGCTAGCATCGAAGAGCGCCACCTCGACGTGGTCGTGGTCAAGGCCGCACCCAAAGTCAGCCGTATTTTCTACGCTGGTTCCTACGACAAGGACGCCGCCGCTTCTGCGCCCGACTGCTGGAGCAATGACGGTGAGCGCCCAGACGCTAAAGCCGCCAACAAGCAAGCCGCTACCTGCATGAGCTGCCCACAAAACGTAGCCGGTTCGGGTCAAGGTAACAGCCGCGCTTGCCGCTACCAACAGCGCTTGGCTGTGGTGCTGGCTAACGACCCAGAAGGTTCTGTGTTGCAACTGACCCTGCCCGCCACCTCGGTGTTCGGTAAGGAAGAAGGCGACAAGCGCCCCCTGCAAGCGTTCGTTCGCTACTTGGCTGTACAAAACCCTCCGATCAACCCCGAGCAGATCGTGACCCGCATGAAGTTCGACACCAAGGCTGAGTCGCCCAAGTTGCACTTCGCCCCTGTGCGTTGGCTGACTGAGGATGAGTACGCCGTGGTCAAGTCGCAAGGTGAGACCGAGGAAGCTGCCCAAGCTGTTAACATGACGGCTGCTCAGGCTGACGGCGTGAAGCCTTTGGCTATCGCTGGCACACGTCCTATGGGCGAACTAATGGCTGAGGAAGAAGCGCGTGCACCAGCGCCAGCACCCAAGGCTAAGAAAGCTGTCAAGGAATACCCTGTGGCTGAAGTTGAGGAAGCGGCTGAGCCCGAAGTGCGCAAGCCTGCGGCCAAGACCACCGCAGTCCCTGCGGCTAAAAGCAAGCTAGCCGACATTGTGTCGGACTGGGACGACGAGTAAAGTTTAGGGCGGCGCAAGCCGCCCCATTCAACTATGGCCTACTCAGAGAAACTAAAACAAATCGTACGAGATGCACCGCGCACCCCGGGTAGTACGCTCGGTCGGTGGGCTGTGCACTTGGAATTCCCTGTGACAAAACTTGCCTACGCCTTGGGCGTGACTCGCCAGACCATCTACAACTGGTTTGCCGGAGGCGAGGTCTTCGTCGCTTATCAACAACGCGTTGACCTGATGACTTCCATCATGGCAACATCCTCAACTGCAAAAGAAGCATGGATCAGAATATGCAAAGTCTACAACCTCAATTCCTCACCAACCAAGAACTCAAAAACTACGCCCACCTGATTGGTGCTGACAAGTTGCCCGCCAACTGGGTTACTGAAATTCTGCGCCGCACAGAAAAGAACTGGCTTGAAGAGAAATACGTAGACCCACGTCAACTAGAACTCGACTTCTCTTAATCCAACCCGAAGGTAACCTATGCAACCGCTTGAGTTTCTAGCGGAGGTTTTGCCGCCCCCGGGAAACGGTAAGTACTGCTT